TCTAACCACTCATGTTCTTCAACCATAATAGTACATGAAGGTTTATGTTCACACCAGTATTTATCATAGAATCTCCACCGTTCTAATTGCTCAATTGCATTGTGAGCTTTATAGTGCTTAGGTGTACGTTCACTAGCATCTATATAGAAGGAGAATACAAACGCTCCGGGGTTATTGATATCCACTTCGTATGGAACTCCGGCTTTAGTAAGAGCCTGACAGAGAGGGTCCTTTTGGTCGGCCCTGACACGCCGTACATAATATGACGCAAAAGGCTCGTGGATACCGGAGCTACACGAGACCAACTGAGAGACGGTGCCACTGGGTTTAACACAAGTGATTGCAGCACTAACTGGTATTCCAAGGTGATTGGCATATTCTTTATTAACCTCGACACACTTAGTACGTAGTTTATTTAACCATGTCTTAAGTGTATCACTAGGATTCCTTGTTGTTGGATTGTCACAGATACCTGTTAAGCTAACACCAAGTAGTCGTTCTTCTTCTGTATTCTTCTTCCACTTACTAGACAGATATCGGAAGTTAGTAAACGTAGCTTGGATTGTACCTAAGATAGTAGCTATCTCAACCTTCCTTTCTAGATCTTGTAGTCCATCAGTAGGACGGATCACTACCTCTGTTAGATTACAGAACTGTTTAGAGCGTAGGATAATCTCAGAGCAAGGGTTAGTGCCAAAGTCTTGTAGTTCCCTACGTTCAGGGATCTTATTCTTCATGGCATACCTGCTAAAGATACCACGCTCACCTGATTTGCTCTGGTATAGAGCACTCCACTCAGAGAGGAAGGAACCTAAATCAGGCTTCTCACTGTAGCACACAGAGTTATTAGCTAGTGCCCGTTGTGCATTAGAGATCCAGAACTGTCCATCCTTAGCGTGACGCATACGATCATCAGTTAGATTACTTAAACTTAGTAGTGCAGAGCGACGAACACCACCACATACTACTACTTCTGCAATCTTACAGATTAGATCATGAGCTTCAATTGAGTGTAATTTCCTGCCAGCCGCGTTTTGAAAGAGCTTAATGGTGTATTTGAATAGCGCATCGAGTGGTGCAGGTCCGCTACTTCTACCACCAAAAGTTCGTAAGACCGCTCCTGCTGGTCGGACCTTGGATAAGTCCCACTTCGGAATTTGTCCCATATATAGAAGGCTAATGAGCTGTCGAAAAGACGAGGCCCATCCAATCTTGGAGTCCGGTACAGAGATAACTGTATTAGCTTCATGTAAACTTTCCGCTACTTCAGGTAGTTGTTCAATGTACTTACGTTCTACTGAGAATCCTACACCAGTACCACACATTAGAATATAAAGTATCTCATCGAATACACGAGCATCATCACAAGCAACATAAGCACAGTTATAACCCGCTACATTATCACGTTCTAGTGCTGGCCCTGCTGTCATTAGGGCACGCATACTAGGCATAACTTCTAGATTAAGAATAGCCTGACGTACATCCTCAGTCAACTTAGACTTACGGGTAAACTTAGCTTCCTGTTCCTTCATGAATGAGAAGTATCTATCTACAGATTCTTCCCATGTCTCACGTCTACCTACATCAGGTAGGTATCTAGCATACCGAGACTTATGTATATAAGCTTGATATACACTAGGTAGTTCTTTAGTCTTCATTTCATTCCTCATTTGAAATACTCTCAATCATCATTAGTTTAGCTAGATCTAATAAACCTAAACGAGAAGTGACAGGTGAACTACTCCAACCAGAACTGATTGAACCTTCTTTATTAGTGAAGGCAACGACTAGACAATCCATATCATCAGCAAACTCTAAAGCATTTATTAGAATTTGATTTGGAGATAATTCACTACCAAACTTACCAGTAACTACTTTATTACTCACGGTTTCTCCATTGTTCTATTGTACCTAGACCATCACAAGCAGGACACCTTTCAGAATCTAAACCTCTGCAAACAGGACAGGGAACTTCGATAGGTTCCTTATACTTATATTTACTAGGTTTCTTCATCAATAGAGTTTCTAATAAATCCTCTATCTTCGAGTTCTTGTTCGTCATCATCAACCTCTGGTATAAATTCCTCTTGAATAAAGTAAGCGAACCTATCTTGAAACTTATCTATAAGTTCTAGTGAACTAACTCCTAGTATATCTACTACATAGTCCGGGTCCATTAGAGAATACTTATATCTCCATTCCTCATACTCAGCCCTTGTTAATTTTATTGTCATACTCTCTCCGTAATAATCCTAATGGGATTGTTTCATAACCGAATCTACCTTTATCATAATGGTTTAATACTACAATACCACGCCAGTAACTTGTCATAGATCCTAAAGCGTATTCATCTACGTGCTCGAAAAAACAACCTACGTTAAGCACTTCTTGTAAATGTTTCTTACCGTGTCGGTGTGCTGCCTTATAGTCTAACTTATGCGTGTGACCAAATACAACCGAAGTATCGCACAACTCCAATACTTTTGCTGTTGCAGTTTTCCCACTAACAGGTTTGCCTCCTTCATTGATAGGTGCATGTGTGAACGCGACAGCCTTATGTGTATAATAGGATTTGTAAGGAACGATCTTCCATGTATCGGCAATACCAATTTGATCTGCATAATCTAATTGCCTTTCCATAATAGGATTAATATCTATGTATCTCCTAATCCTATCTTCATGATTACCTTCTGTTAGGATATGCTCAACAGAGCCATATAGATCTGGGGTATTACTACCAATACAATAGTTACTTAGAAAGGTACGCATACTATGGATATCTTTATAGTATCTACGGTTTTCCATTAGCTTACGCTTGTCCCTGTCCCAAGCTGATAGGGAATCAAACGTACCGAAGTCACCAATAAATACTATTCTGTCAGGTTTAATATCGTGTACTAACCTACCTAACCATGTTGCTCTACGTAATGATTGGTCTGGTGCTACATGTACATCACCAACTACAATAGTTTTATCTGACATGTTTAAACCATTCCTTATCAACTTGACCTATAGAATATTCTATATTGTTTTCTTTACACCAGTCAGTGTACTTTGTTTTAGATCCTTTACGTAACACGTTGTCTCTCATGAATACCATATAGAGTTTATAATCTTTACACTGTTCATTAACTGCCTTCATCTTGTGCCTACTTTCAGTGGACCATCTACCCTTAGCTTCAATGATAATCTCTTTGTTCACAATAAAATCAGGTAGGTAAGTCTTCTTCTCTATCAAGGAAGTGTTACCACAAGTACAGTATAGATTAGATCTACGTGATGGCACAGTCACAGATAGTTTGTAAGGTTCATATTTATATGGTACTCCTAGTTTAATTAACTGTTGCTCTATAGTTTTTTCCCATGTGTTCCTTAGTTTGCGAAACTTTTTCTTTGCCATATATACACCTACTACAAGAACAATCTACAAATAAAGATAATACAAATACTATCATTAGTGATCTAAATAATCTCAGGTACATCTGGCTCTCTTTCTATGTGTGTCAACCAAACAGGACCATTAGAATAAGCAAAGCCTCTTAAACCATCCCAACACATTTGTTTATAGGGACAGTAAGAACACTCTACCCCTAGTCCTATGTTACCTGACTTACCTACAGGAATATCCTTATACCCTCGTTCAGGTTGGAAGTAACTAGCAGCAGCATTACTAACTCGGATTACTTCTAGTTGTACCTGTTCCTTGCTATATTCTTCTATAGGTTGTGCTCTTATATGACCGTTCTGTTTATCAACAAAGACAAATGCAGGACTACCATTAAAGGGTATTTGTTCACGGTTAGCTAGTGCAGCATAACCTGAGAGTTGCCAAAGGTAGCCAAACGTATCGTTTGTAGTTGATGCTAAGTTAGCATATTTCTTAAATCCAATCGGAGACGTTGACTTAACATCTACTAGCACTCCATCTATTACAGCGTCTATCCTACCTGATATTATCCATCCGTTAGGGTGTGTCCACTCTATTCTTTCCTGCTCATTAGTTACTGTGTGCCCTGCTTCTTGTGCTAAGTAGAGTACTTGACTTTCAATTAGATCACCGTACATAAACTTAAATAGGGCATTACCCGGTAGTTGTTCTTGTGCATCTGTTTCCTTTGCATTGAACTTATACCATATCTTACGAGCACAGTTCTCACCAAGATCAGAGAACCATAGCTTACCTAGTTCTCTAGGTTTATTACGTAGCTTTAATGCTCCGTGTACTCTGTCTTCTATGTTCTTAGTTAAAGAAGCTATGTAATCAGGACGAGGGGTGTGGTCTACACCCCTGTCCAAGATACCATAGATATCATCTACTAATGTAGATAAAGTTTTAGATGTTTGATTCATGTACGCTTGCAGATAGTAGTTTCTCAGCTTCCTCTTGCTCTAGTTGCCCAGAGGTCCACTTGGCAAATAAGGCTGCCACTTCAAGTACCGTGTCTACAGGATACGGTCCTAACTCGCAATGGTTTAGCATGTTCACCGCATTAGTTAATGCGTTTTGTCGCATGATTGCGGTATCACCATGAGTCTTAGGCACTGGAAAGATACTGTTCCTAGTACCATTAGACTGCCCGGTTTTGTTAGATAGATTATTAGTTGTGCTAATACTATTCGGTGGCGAAATGATTCCGGTTGAAGATACAGAAGCCGACATGAGTTCATGCTTTCCCCACTTGTTAGGTGTATCTGAAATAGTCAGATTAACTAAATCACCTACAGCAAACTTAGGTGCTTTAAAACCAAAGTCAACTTTCATTCCTTGAATGACAGCAGTATAAGATTTACTGGTCTGGCCTGCTCGTGGCCCATTCTTTAATACTACAGGATTAATAATGATATCATTAACTGGTCCATTAACTTGCATATACAATCTCCTATCCCCAATGGGTTCCAAAGTTCTTAATGTTACAAGTAAGATTAGTCTTCAAACTATAGAATTGTTCTACATACTTCTTTGCTACCTCAATTAGATTAGACAATTGATCCATAGAAAAGTTCTTGGGTACTGTCAACACAACACTATCATGTACTGTGTTACGTAGCTTTATACCTAACGGTGAGTCATGTCCTTCAATCAAATGGAACAATACCTTAATGAAAGTCAACATAATATCACCACCTGCAAATCCTTGAGCTTGATAGTTCTTTATCTGTGTAGGTGAAAAGTCATATTTCTTTCCAGTCTTTGATCTAATAAACTCTGGTACTTCTACTTGATTGAACTTGTGTATTCTACCAGATATAGAATTGGTGTACTGACCTACAAATTCAACCTCTCCATTAGAGTGACTACCTGTTCTTACTATGTTAGAGTGTACTTCTTTCAATAGTTTTAGATGCCATACCTTAATTTCAGGGTATCTATTAAAGAACGATTCTATAATGTTCTTGACTACAGTTATAGATACACCACTCTGTTCTGATAGAGTACTCGCACCACCACCATAACACAATCCAAAGACTACGTTCTTAACAGTTCTTCTTGTTTCAATAGTCTGATCTGATGGCATCTTCCATCCGAAGACAGACTTACCTGTTTCATAGTGTACATCAACTCCTTTATTGATATCACTAATTAACTGATTACATTTGCTTAGTTCTGCAATAGGTACTAATTCCAGTTGCTTGAAATCCACTTCAACTACAATCGTATCATCTTCGCCCGAGAAGATCTTTCTGATTATTTCTGGAATATTCTGAAGATTGGGAGAAGAAGAAGACAGTCTTCCTGTTGCAGTAGAAGTCATATGTAAATCACCAAAGATATATCCATCTTGGAATGATGCTTGTTCAATCAAAGGTTCCAAGTAAGTAGATAGAATCTTGTTCTTCTCTCTGTATTCTCTAATGGCATCGGTCAAAGGTATTTTAATTTTGTCTAGTACTTTATCATCAACAGAATACCAACCTGACTTTGTTAATGTACTAGGTAATGTACTTAGAATAGGAGAATCAAACTTAAGAATGATCTTGTCTGCTACCTTCTTACCTACTTCAATCTCATTGGGTACACCATATAGTAATGCTGAAAGTGTACGTGGTGCTGTTATGTTTAACTTATGGATATGTTTCTTAAACTTAGGATATCTATTTATGATCTCATTAGTAATAGTCTGATGTAAAGATATCAAATCATTTTGTATAGTACCTGCTAATATCTTAGCAGTACTGATATCAAACTTCATACCGTTCAAGTTCATTGATGCTATAGCAGGTATGATAGAACAGACTTCAAGTATATGTTTAGTTAAATTTAAGCTATTAGCCAACAAACATTGAAAATAAAATAAACGGAATGTTGCTTCTGTATCTTCATTAACGTACTTAGTAAGATCTTCTAATGGTATATCCTCCATCTTCTTACCTGAAGACAACCAAGTTCCAATATCAATTCTCTTACTATAAGAAATCTTGTGTAGATTACAAGCATCTTCTAGTGAAGGGAACTTAAATTGGTGTCCACTTAATAGATACTCAGCTACTTGTGTGTCCCATATTTGATAGTTTAATATATCGTCAATCTTTTTATCACGCATTAGATATGCAAGATCAAAGATTAGATTATGTCCTACCAATATATTGTATGATCGAGAGCCTATACCTTTAAGTATACTACCTGTAGCTAAAATTTTATTAGCAGTATAACAAGCCTTTGGAGAATCTTTGTATCCATTGGTGGTAGTTTCAAGATCTACTACCGATATTTTGCAATCATTTAACTTTATTTCTTCCATGCTCGACTCGTATATCTACCTGTTAGTATATCAAAATCTACTTCAGACTTTAGATGCCGTAACTTAGGATCAGTTCCTGCATTACCCGGTAATTTATTCTTTGCTAGTCGAATGTATCTAGTTGTCTCATCCTCCTCAGTACGTCCTATCATAATCAATAGATCTGCTTCTGCCTGCAGTCCTGTCTTACTCTTGTATAACATTGACTGGTCAGGGTATGGTACACCCTCTGCACTAGCATCAGCTTGTACTATAGCTATCACTGGGCTGTAACGTAGTGCTAATGATCTAGCCCATAGACCCAACTTCTCTAGTCGTTGGTAATCTTCTAGACCACGAGGTAGGAATGGTGCTTGTATCTTTTCTAGTACGTTAAGACAAATCAAACTATAGTTATTTGCCTTAGCCATCTTCTCTATCTTAGTGGTAGTTATACCTGAATCACAGTGTATATCAATACGTCTACCATCAAGGTATTTCTTATACTCATTGATATATTTACTAGCATCACCGTTCAATGTAGGTACATCAATGTTAAGAGCTACACAAATAGAACGAGACAGTAGTTTAATAGCAGCTTCTTCATTATTGATTACAAGTATACGAGCATCCTTTGGTAACTGAGTAATCATATGTGTTACTTCAGAAAGGATAAAGCTAGTACCACCTGTCTCAGGTCGCTTACCTACTACAACTAAATCACCTTTAGTAATAGGACCGGCTGCTTTATTTAGATCTTCGAGTCTCCAACTGAGACCACCATATCTTAGATGGTCTTGTAGAATCTCATCTATATTGTCAGAGTCAAACTTAATATCATCAGTGACAGTCTTACCTACATTATCTAGATCATCTATGTATTCCCTTACTTCCTTAATGTTACCTTGCTTTAATGACTCAGAGATACTAGCTTCTATTCTCTGACGTAATAGTAGATCAGTTACACTCTTATCTACTGTAGTAGTGGTGAATATAGAACTAAGTATCTTATCGTACATTGCGTGCTTTTCAATTTTCCAACTAGGATATCTAGTTATCCTGAACCAGGACTTAAAACTAGCTTCTTCTATAGTTTTAATAGATTCATTAGATGAATAGTATTCTCCAATGTCTCCTAATAATCCCCATGATACCTCAGTAATCATGTAGGTCTTTACTATATCTTTATATGTATTATAAGTATCACGAGTAATACAAGCACGTAATAGTTCAATGTCTACATTAGCAATTCGTTCCATTCTTTTACCCTCTTACGTAAATCTAATTGGTTAATTTCTTTTGGAGATAACTTATTTATATATCTATTTGTTTTATGTCCTAATAAACTAAAGTTAGATACTAACTTATTTGCATTATGAATAACTTGTTCATTGTCATTATCAAACCATACAACAATAGGATGATCTTCAAACTCCTTACTAATATTATATGATCTTGGCAA